TCAAAACAACCTTCAGACGTATTAACGTTTGGTAATAACGTTTCCATTATCGCGTCCTCAACAATGAATTTTGTGATGCGGTGCCTGGTGCCTCCAGGTGACGTTAACCAGTTAACAATTAACGCCGGATACAGAGAATCCACCCATAACACTGTTTTTGGTTTTAACTGTTCCGCGTGCGCTCAGCCGCATTCACCACATCACAAAATTCACTTTAAAAAGGGCGGCAGAGCAGTCACGGAGTAAAACTGATACCGCCAAACGTCACCAGAAAATTGATAACAGAGGGCGTTGCAGCGGGGTTGTCACTTAAGCGTATGGTCAACCTGACAACCCGGTGTCCTCGGGGGGGGAAGAAATACCCCCGCCATACTTACCGCCGCGCCATTTCGCGGATTGCCACAACCGGAAGCGCACGATCGAATTAAATTTAACGACGACCTATACAGAGAGACTAACTTCTCCGGGCGCTTTCGTGTTATGCCCTGACTTTTCAGGGATATATCCTTTTCAGTAAACTGTCAGTGCCGGATTCTTATCCGTGTCCGGCGCACGCACTCTACCTCACCTGTGAATAAATTAATGATTAATCGATATTTTGTTGTTTGATTCAACTTTCCCATCGGATGTGTGATGCTTTAAATCACAGGAATTAATACTGCTTGCTGTAAAATGATTTTCAAGGGGAGCTATTCGAATCCCTTTCTTTTTCATTAACAAGCCAAATCCTTTATTAATGATGTCCATTAATTCCAGAAAGTATTTTTCATGTAAATCCTGGTTATCAGAGAGCTGCTTCTCTTCGTACAGCCCGATAAAGGCTCGGCGTACGTTACCGGATATATTGTCGATGGTTTCTTTTTCTACGGTACTCAGGTCAAGAGTCGCCAGTTGGGAACGAACTATATTCGCTGCCATTTCCTGGAATTGCATTGGTAAATCTTTAAATTCCATTATTAGCCTCGTTGGTTAGCTATTAACGCGGGTATGTAATCATTCTGGCAATGCTTAATGCCGCTGCTTTTTCCAGATTAGTGATATCCTGCTCCAGAGCGGACAGATTTTCAGCCTGCTTAGCCCTGGCTTCATTGGCCCATTTCAGATCCTGCGCTGCATTAATTTTCTGGTGCATCCACTCATAAAGTTCATCATCGGTATAGTCTGGCGCGATGATGACGGGTTCTCGTTTCTGCATACTGATTCCTCGCGGTGCTGTTTCGCTTATCAGCCGTTAGATTTTGCCGAGCTGGAAAGCGCCTGTTTAAACTCACTGAAGCTGAGAGCTTCTTCGCCTTCGGCAAGGCCTTCGAAGTATTCTTCGTAAGCCTTTTCCATGATTGTGTCGAAATCCATATCACTCACCTGAGTTTCTTTCCAGCCAGCGACGGGCACCATTTTCGGTTTTAAACGTTTTGCTTTTGGTATACGTCATCGCGGTGAATGTGCCGTCCTGGTTGGGAAACACGCCGTACACCAGAGATTCATTGTTGCCAAGATCGATAGTATCCATGCTGACCTCATTTCCCCTTAACGCCGGGGTAGCGGAACTAAAAAACTGCTGCGCTGTTATATAAAGTGTTCCCGCCGTCATGTTCATACGCCTCGGGCTGGCTACTTAACCCCTGACCACTGCCGGGTAACTCGAAGTATTGCCTGGCGTTCTGTGGGGCGGGGTGGGTTGATGAATGAACAATACCACTACTATTTAATTATGTAAATAGCAGTGCTATTATCGTGGCAAGAAAAAAACCACCCGAAGGTGGTTGTTGACAGGAAGGATTAACAGGTTTTGTTTGGATACTGTCTTCGTGAGTGAACTACATTTACGATCTCGATGTTAGATGCTGTTACTCGGTAAAGTATTATGTAGTTAGGATGAGTCACTATCTCACGAAGACTTGGAACTCTTTCGCTCGGTGGGTACAGATAAGGGTGTTCAGTAAGTGACAAAACTGATGTTTCAATGCGTATTTTTAGTCTACGTGCAGCGGGAGGGTTTTCCTTAGCAATATAGGCTACGATCTGACGTAAATCATCACGTGCAGAAGGTAGCCATAAAATGGGCAGCATTACTCACTCCTGTTCGTTGCAGCTAATTGAGCAATAAGGTTTTCCATTTCAGCCATTACTTCGTCATGTGGAATTGCAGGACGGGGATCTGAGAGGCTTGCTGCCACTTTGGTTCGCAACCATTCGTTATAGCTGTTTTCTTGTTCGACTGTTTCAAATTCAGAAATTATCGGGGAAAGGGCTGTACTCATGTTTTTACCTCCTCAGATTAGGCGCGACGACCCTTTTGCGCAGCTAGCCATCGCGCAACGATTTCTTCAATTGATTCTTTTTTCTCCTTCATTTCCTTAAGCATTTTCTCTTTATCTTCTTTGGGGAAAGCCCTGAACGTCTGGAGCAAATCCCGCTCCATGGGGTCTATATTAAACGGAAGTTCGTTTTCCGATTGTTCCATATCTGCAGATATAGTGACAACATTGTCCTCCCCAGATTCTTGGGGATACATCCTTACAATTTGTAACAACTCGGCCATATCTGGTCTGATTGACTCGGGAGGAACTTGCAGCAACCCTGCGAACTTGATAACAGCCTCAAGATTTAAAGGTGTCTGACCATTTAGATAATGGCTTACAGCTCCCTGTGTCGAAAATCCCAGAATTTCTGCCGCACGCTCTTGGGTTAACCCTAGTTGATTTTTTTTCGCCGTCCAGATTTCTTTCAGTCTCTGGGCGGCTTGCAGGTCGATCTCTGACAGGGATTTTCTTTTCATACCTTCAATTCTAATAAGATTATTAATCTCTTTGAAATAGTGATGCTATTTACTTTTAAAAATAACAATGCTATTAGTGATCGTGATGACATCACATGAGGTGAACAATGAATCTTGGAGAATATTTGCATCATTCCGGTATAACTCAGAAGCATTTTGCTGAAATTGTTGGGGTAACCCAAGGGATGGTAAGCCATGTCATTACCGGACGGGCGAAACTTACGGGGAAAAAAATTTTACGCTGGTGCGAAGCAACAGGCTGGATAGTAACTCCGCACGAGATTGATGGCAGTACTTATCCCAACCCAACCGACGGCTTACCTGTCGAGTATCAGGCTAACACACAACCAGAGGCGGGGGGGATTCATGAAAATCAAGCATGAACACATCCGCATGGCAATGAATGCCTGGGCGTATCCAGACGGTGAGAAAGTTCCAGCAGCTGAAATAGCCCGGACTTATTTCGAACTGGGGATGACGTTCCCGGAACTGTACGACGACAGCCATCCGGAAGCCCTGGCCCGTAATACCCAGAAAATTTTCCGCTGGGTAGAGAAAGACACCCCTGATGCAGTTGAAAAAATTCAGGCGTTGTTACCAGCGATCGAAAAGGCAATGCCACCTTTGCTGGTGGCCAGAATGCGCAGCCACAGTTCAGCTTATTTTCGGGAGCTGGTGGAGACGCGGGAGCGACTGGTGAGAGACGCTGATGATTTTGTCGCAGTGGCAATCGCCGGTTTCAATCAGATGAACCGTGGTGGCCCGGCAGGAAATGCTGTGGCAGTACATTGACTGACAATAGCCATATCGAATCGCTTCCGGCAACTCGTGAGTAAAAAGATTCGGTATCAGAAGAGGTGAGTATGGCTAACGCCTGGCTCAGATTATGGCATGACATGCCAAATGACCCTAAGTGGCGAACAATTGCCAGGGTGTCAGGGCAGCCAATTGCAACAGTGATGGCAGTGTATATCCACCTCCTGGTGAGCGCGTCACGAAATGTCACGCGAGGTCACATTGATGTCACGACAGAAGATTTGGCAAGTGCGCTCGACGTGACAGAAGAGGTAATTGATTCAATTTTGCAGACGATGCAGGGGCGGGTACTTGATGGTGATTTAATCACTGGATGGGAAAAACGCCAGGTGCTTAAAGAGGACAACGGCAATATTTCGCAAACCGCAAAATCTCCGGCAGAGCGCAAGAGGGCGCAGCGTGAGAGGGAAAGAAAGCGGGAACAAAATGGCGATTGTCACGGCGCGTCACGAAATGTCACGCACATGTCACGACAAGTCACGACAGATAAAGATACAGATACAGAATTAAACCCCACACATAACGCGCGCATGCGCGAGAGTGCTCCAACCGGTGAGTCGCATGGTGCGCCGTTGCAGACAGCCGAACCTGAATACCTGGACGGCCTGAGCGAACCGATCGGGAAATTTTCGATGACTACTGTCTGGCAGCCGTCGTCGGATTTTCGACAACGGGCAGCAGTGTGGGGTATGGCTCTGCCTGAGCCGGAATTTACACCTGCAGAGCTTGCCGCATTCCGGGATTACTGGATGGCGGAGGGGAAGGTTTTCACGCAGGTTCAGTGGGAGCAGAAATTTGCCCGCCACGTGCAGCACGTCAGGGCACAGGTAAAACCAGTCAGCAAGGGGGTAAGCCATGCAGCATCAGGTGGCACGGCATCACGGGCAGTTCAGGAAATCCGGGCAGCACGCGAACAGTGGGAACGTGACAACGGATTTATCAGCAACGGAAACGGCCTGGAAGCTGTGGGAGCTTATGGGGGAGGTGTATTCGAACCGCTGGACACAGAAGAACGGGGCCGCACCTTCGAAGCTCTGGATTGCCCAGATTGGCGCGATGACTGAACAGCAAATCCGGCTGGTCTGCCGTCAGTGCATGGACCGCTGCCGGGCGGGTGAAACGTGGCCCCCGGACCTGGCTGAGTTTGTTGCACTGATTTCGGAGAGTGGGGCAAATCCATTTGGTCTTACGGTGGATGCAGTGATGGAAGAGTACCGGCGCTGGCGCAATGAATCCTGGCGATACGACGGGAGTGATAAATACCCGTGGCCACAGCCTGTGCTGTACCACATCTGCCTCGAAATGCGTACCAGAGGGATTGAGCGCCAGATGACGCAGGGTGAGTTAAAACGACTTGCGGAACGGCAACTGACGAAATGGGCAAAGCATGTTGGTAACGGGATGAGTGTTCCGCCAGTGCGACGACAACTGGAAGGGGCGAAACACCCGCAAGGGCCAACGCCAATTGAACGGCTGAAACAGGAATACGAACGCCGGAAGGCAGCTGGTTTTATTTGAATCTGAGAAACGATTTTGTCGGAGGAAATATTAATGGAAACCGTATTTGACGCACTGAAAGCACTGAAAAAAGCCTCTTCACATGTGGTGGCAGCTCGCCTTGGAATCAGTCGTGAAGAGGCTGTCAACGAGCTGTGGGAACTCAAAAGAAATGGCGTCGTTGATAAAACTGGTCACACCTGGTTTCTGGCTGGCGAAGGTGAATCCCGGGTAACCGAAGAGCGGCCAGTAAAATCTGAAGCACAGGATATGCTGACCGGGGAGGTCGAACAAAAAGTTACCGCGGACATGATGATTGAGTTTATCTGTCAGGATGGGGCTAAAACGTGTGAGGAACTGGCGGATAAGTTCGGTGTTAGCATTCGCAAGGTTGCTTCCACGTTGGCGGTCGTAACAGCAACGGGGCGCCTGGCACGCGTAAATCAGAACGGTAAATTTCGTTACTGCATACCGGGCGCTGATTTACCGGCAGAGCCGGAAGCTGCATCCGTAGCGGAAACGGATGGTAAAGCCATTCCTCAGCCAGCAGGTATTGCGTTACCTGTCCGGGAAGCGGAAACACAGGAAGAAATAAAAACTGAAAGTGTGGCGGTCACAGTGCAGTCACAGCCGTCGTTCACCAGAAAACATCCGGATGGTCTGATTTTACCATCGCTGCATGTGGCTAACCGCGAGCTGCGCCGGGCAAAAGGTCAGGTTCAGAAGTGGGAGCGAGTCTGCGCCGCGCTGCGGGAGCTGTACAAGCACCGGGATATTGTTCGACAGATTGTCGATTCATCCGGTCGTATTGTGTCGGAAAAGTGATTGCCGGAGGCGCTTATGGCAAAAGTATTTACACCAGAAGAGCGGGAAGAAGTGAAGGCGCGCATTGTGGAATTCGTGCGCCTGAGCGGACGAGAAACTTTTCGACAACTGGCAGATAAAACGGGTGTCAGTAAGACCGCTATTCGTCGTTTATCTGGTGCGCTTGCGGCCAGTGGTGATGTCTGGCTCTGTGATTGCGGGGTATTTCCATCAGAGCAGGCGTATCGCGTATGGCGTAAGACACCGGAGAAGGCTGCTGACCCGACACTGATTCGAAAGTTACCAGACGGAGAAATACGCCGCTACGACAGGCGCCTGAATATAATCTGTCGCGAGTGCCGGAAGAGCGAAGCTATGCAGCGTGTACTGACATTTTATCAAGGAAATGTTAGGTATTTTAGACGTTACTAGGGAAGGTGCGAACAAGTCCCTGATATGAGATCATGTTTGTCATCTGGAGCCATGGAACAGGGTTCATTATGAGTCATCAACTTACCTTCGCCGACAGTGAATTCAGCAGTAAGCGCCGTCAGACCAGAAAAGAGATTTTCTTGTCCCGCATGGAGCAGATTCTGCCATGGCAAAACATGGTGGAAGTCATCGAGCCGTTTTACCCCAAGGCTGGTAATGGCCGACGGCCCTATCCGCTGGAGACCATGCTGCGTATTCACTGCATGCAGCATTGGTACAACCTGAGCGACGGTGCCATGGAAGATGCCCTGTACGAAATCGCCTCCATGCGCCTGTTTGCCCGATTATCTCTGGATAGCGCCCTGCCGGATCGCACCACCATCATGAATTTCCGCCACCTGCTGGAGCAGCATCAACTGGCCCGTCAATTGTTCAAGACCATCAATCGCTGGCTGGCCGAAGCAGGCGTCATGATGACTCAAGGCACCTTGGTCGATGCCACCATCATTGAGGCACCCAGCTCTACCAAGAACAAAGAGCAGCAACGCGATCCGGAGATGCATCAGACCAAGAAAGGCAATCAGTGGCACTTTGGCATGAAGGCCCACATTGGTGTCGATGCCAAGAGTGGCCTGACCCACAGCCTAGTCACCACCGCGGCCAACGAGCATGACCTCAATCAGCTGGGTAATCTGCTTCATGGAGAGGAGCAATTTGTCTCAGCCGATGCCGGCTACCAAGGAGCGCCACAGCGCGAGGAGCTGGCCGAGGTGGATGTGGACTGGCTGATCGCCGAGCGTCCCGGCAAGGTAAAAACCTTGAAGCAGCATCCGCGCAAGAACAAAACGGCCATCAACATCGAATACATGAAAGCCAGCATCCGTGCCAAGGTGGAGCACCCGTTTCGCATCATCAAGCGGCAGTTCGGCTTCGTGAAAGCCAGATACAAGGGGCTGCTGAAAAACGATAACCAACTGGCGATGTTATTCACCCTGGCCAACCTGTTTCGGGTGGACCAAATGATACGTCAGTGGGAGAGATCTCAGTAAAAACCGGAAATAACGCCAGAAATGGTGGAAAAAATAGCCTAAATAGGGGTCATTCAAGGCATTTACGGGAGAAAAAACGGCTCAAACATGAAGAAATGAAATGACTGAGTCAGCCGAGAAGAATTTCCCCGCTTATTCGCACCTTCCCTAGATTAAAGAGCATTAGTTCAGATGTGAATTGACATTTTCATGGCGCAGGGTAGAGCCAGCGTGGTTGTCCGCTTTGCGTCAAAACCAGATATTACCAGATTTAGACATATATTCCCGATAGCCCTGCTCTGATGCTACACTCTGTGCTATTTTCATGACCCCAATAAAAATATTTATGACTATTGCTGATTTCAAACGGCCTAAATTGGAACTCCCAAACGGGGCAAACAAACTACTACTGCACTCTTGCTGTGCTCCATGTTCCGGTGAAGTGATGGAGGCGCTTCAGGCCTCGGGAATCGACTACACCATCTTTTTCTACAACCCGAACATTCATCCTCAGAAAGAGTATTTAATTCGTAAGGATGAAAATATTCGCTTTGCTGAACAACACGGCGTGCCGTTTATCGATGCTGATTACGACACCGACAACTGGTTTGAACGTGCCAAAGGAATGGAATGGGAGCCTGAGAGGGGGATCCGTTGTACCATGTGTTTTGACATGCGTTTTGAGCGGACAGCGTTGTACGCTGCTGAAAATGGTTTCAGTGTGATCAGCAGTTCACTGGGCATTTCACGCTGGAAAAATATGCAGCAGGTTAACGAGTGTGGGCGGCGAGCTGTTGCGCATTATCCGGGTATGGTGTACTGGGATTATAACTGGCGCAAGCAGGGCGGCTCGTCCCGTATGATTGAAATCAGCAAGCGCGAAAAATTCTATCAGCAGGAATATTGTGGCTGTGTGTATTCTCTGCGCGATACCAATCTACACCGCAAATCTCAGGGACGCCCTCTTATCAAAATTGGCCAACTCCACTACGGAAAAGAAGAGAAGGAGTGATTTTATGGATCACCTTTCTGATTGATTTCATATTGGCGAGGTGACGTGAGTTAAGTAGAATTGCTGCGGGTGCCTGAGGCTGTCTGCCTCAGGCATGAACACCAAAAGGCAGATAGAGAAAGCCCCAGTTAACATTACGCGTCCTGTAAGACGCTCAACATTAATCTGAGGCATATGGATGCGGATGAAAGAATTAAATAAATTCAGAGTGATAGACCTCTTTTGTGGGGCAGGTGGATTATCTTATGGTTTTCTTCATGGAGAGATGTCTGACTACTTTGAAAGTATCCTTGCTATTGATAATAATGCTGCAGCTATAAATACCTACAATGCCAATTTTGGTTTGCATGGAGTTCAGGCAAATATTGAGGAGTGGGCATCCAGCAATACTGTTCCTGAGGCTGATGTGGTCATAGGTGGCCCCCCGTGTCAGGGATTCAGTTTATTAAATAAGAATCGTTATGGTGATCACCGAAGAGCATTGTGGGAGCCTTATATGGATGTCATTGAGCGTTCAAGGGCTTGTATGTTCGTCATGGAAAATGTCCCCGGATTGCTGATAAGCGATGAGTTTGCGGACATTACGTTTAGAGCGAAATCCATGGGCTTTATTCTGCTTAATCCAATGGTGTTGAATACTGCTGACTATGGAGTACCTCAGACAAGAAAACGAACGATAGCAATCGGTATCAAACGAGAACTCTTCGATGTGCATAGTATTCCGGCGTTCCCGCCAGCACCAACGCATCGTTCCCCTGATAAGGATGTCGCTTTGCCTGAATGGGTCTGTACGCGTGATGCAATTGGTGACTTACCTGCTCCTGTTGGAACTGATATTCGTAATGAACTTCCTCCGCTGAACTTACATTTTGGGCGTAATCCCACACCTGTTTCTCTGGAGCGATATAAAGCGGTTCCACCAGGAGGTAACCGTTTCGATTTACAGAAAAAAAGACCTGATATAACCCCGGCGTGCTGGCTAAAAAAGAAATCTGGAGGGACCGATTTGTTTGGACGTCTGTGGTGGGACAGACCTTCAGTAACGATTCGTACTGAGTTTTTCAAACCGGAGAAAGGGCGATATTTACATCCGGAAGAGGATCGGCCAATAACTCATCGTGAGGCAGCGAGATTAATGTCTTTTCCTGATAATTTCATTTTTACCGGTTCAAAAACTGAGATTGCAAAGCAGATCGGGAATGCTGTTCCACCGCTATTTGCGGCAAAAATCGCACAATATGTGTATGGAGTTTTGCAGGGACGGTATAAGAATAACATCAGTAAGAATAGTCAAGCAGCCTGAAGGAAATCCAGAAATGAATGGAGATTTGGTTGACAGCATAGTTGGTTTTGCTGAAGCCAGAAAGGAGTTTCATGCCCAATTGTTACTGAATACGCTCACAATTAATACTGCCGGAGTTGTTAGTAACGCAGATAGCAGTAACAAAAACAGTAAAGCTATAGCAAGAGAAATTGCTCGCTTCTTGCAGGCTGAAACGATTGGTGAACGTGTTGCAGGGCAAACATCTGGTAATCAGTTTGAGAGTATCTGCGCAGAGTTTATAGAAAAAACCTTTTTTAAACTCAGCCACTTACGCCCTGGAAAATGGAATGTACATCAGGTTTCTGGTAGAAACAGATTAGAGATAGCTAAATATGAACAATATGCCCATCTTATAGCATTGGATAGTGCTGCAAAAAGTAATCCTCAGCTAGCTGCTGCACTGGGGAGTGATTATACGATTTCACCAGATATTATTGTTGAAAGAGAACCTGAATGTGATCAAGTTATCAACAGTCCTGAATTACTGGTGGATGATTCTGTTACCCGCATGTCAGCTCTCAGGAGTTCGAATGGTGGGAAACCAATATTACACGCAAGTATTTCCTGCAAATGGACAATAAGAAGCGACCGGGCCCAGAATGCTCGTTCTGAGGCATTAAATCTTATTCGCAACCGTAAGGGAAATCTCCCTCATGTAATGGTTGTTACTGCTGAGCCTACTCCAAGTCGTCTGGCGTCTATTGCTCTTGGTACTGGTGATATAGATTGCGTGTATCATTTTGCGCTTTATGAACTTATATCAGCAGTTGAAATACTGGGGCTCAGCGATGCAGCTGACATGCTTTCCGTGATGGTTAATGGTAAAAGATTAAAGGATATTTCTGATCTTCCCTTGGATCTTGCAGTCTGACATCTCTACGTAAATAGAGTCTGTCATATTTTAACTGTGATGGCACGTCATTGACTTCAGTACATTTTTACTAACCCGCTTCGCGGGTTTTGTTTTTTCCTGGCATTCTGGTTTACAATCCACACGCCAGCCTGAACAACTGGCACCTGCTGCGCCAGCAGAGAAAACAGATGGCGCACGATACCAAACCATACAATTCTGATAATTCAGCCGTCTTTGCCAGCAGGCACGGGCGGCGTTCTCATGCATTCAAATCTGACTGGTATCAGCACGACCCCTGCACCGAAGAACAGGCTGAATGGCTGATTCAGTGTTACCGCAGGCGCGGATACGAGGTTAAGAAAGCCCTCACCCTCGATTATCGTCACTGGATAATCTACGTCAGACTCCCTTATTCCGAACGCCCACCGCGTCCGTCCCGCACATATCAGCAACGCATCTGGAGGTAACGTGCGGGTATTACTTCGACCTGTTCTGGTACCGGAGTTCGGGCTGGTGGTCCTTAAGCCGGGCCGTGAATCCATGCAGGTATTTCATAACCCTCGAGTGCTGGTGGAGCCTGAACCGAAAAGCATGCGCGGGCTGCCGTCTGGAGTCGTTCCTGCCGTTCGCCAGCCGCTGGCGGAAGATAAATCATTACTGTCATTTTTCAGCAACGAACGGGTGATTCGCGCTGCAGGCGGTGCTGGTGCACTGTCTGACTGGCTCCTGCGTCATGTCAAATCCTGCCAGTGGCCTCATGGTGACTACCATCACAGTGAAACCGTCATACATCGTTACGGTACCGGCGCGATGGTGTTGTGCTGGCACTGCGACAACCAGCTGCGTGACCAGACTTCCGAATCACTCGGGCAACTTGCTCACCAAAACCTGTCAGCATGGATGATTGACGTCATACGCCATGCAATGAATGGCACGCAGGAGCGGGAATTATCGCTGGCTGAATTATCCTGGTGGGCGGTCCGCAATCAGGTGGCGGACGCGCTACCGGAAGCGGTATTACGTCGTTCGCTGGGGTTGCGTGCGGAAAAAATCCGCTCAATGTACCGTGAAAGCGACATCGTACCGGGAGAGCAGACCGCCACCAGCATACTGAAGCAGCGCACAAAAAATCTTGCGCCGCTGCCTCACGCCCACCAGCAAACCCCGCCACAGGAAAAGACGGTGGTCAGCATTGCTGTTGATCCGGAGTCTCCGGAATCTTTAATGAAGCGACCTAAACGTCGCCGTTGGGTAAATGAGAAATATACGCGCTGGGTAAAGACACAGCCGTGTGCGTGTTGTGGTAAGCCAGCCGACGATCCCCATCACCTGATTGGTCATGGTCAGGGCGGAATGGGGACAAAATCTCACGATATTTTCACGCTACCGCTGTGTCGGGAGCATCACAACGAGCTTCATGCGGATCCGCTGGCGTTCGAAGAAAAGCATGGTTCTCAGGTTGATTTAATTTTTCGTTTTCTTGATCACGCCTTTGCAACTGGCGTGCTTGGGTAAAAGAGGTGACTGATGCTCATAGATTTGGTTTTACCTTACCCGCCGACGGTGAACACTTACTGGCGACGCCGTGGCAGCACATATTTTATCTCGGAGGAGGGAAAGCGTTATCGCCGGGCTGTGGCGCTTATTGTTCGCCAGCAGCGGCTGAAATTAAGCCTGTCCGGAAGGCTGGCGATAAAGGTGATTGCAGAGCCACCGGATAAGCGTCGTCGCGACCTGGACAATAT